TACACCAAGTGCTGACGATATGGCGAAAATGGTTGATATGGGTGGATTTGAATATAATTCTATTTCAGGATATTATTCTACTATTAACTCAACTAACGCAAATATTAATTTCTCTCTTGGATTATCGAGAGTTGAAAGTGTATTTATGAATTTTATCAATAGTTCTTATCTGAACAATCTTGACCAAAACTCTTTACAAACAATCAATCCATTGACTTCTACTGGGGACATTGCGAATGTAGACCAAGTTGTATTTACAAAAGGAGGTTCTCGGTATCCTCTTGACTATAATCTTGATACTCAATATAAAGACGATACTTCTAACTTAAAGGTTGACCCACAGTTAATTAGAAATTTTATGAATGCCGTGATACCATTCACAAGTATTTCACACACCTCGATTTCACCAGTGAATACTAACAAGAGATACTCGACGAATGATAACAGTGTACTTGAAGGTGGTTCTCTGTATGGTGTAGGGGTTGCTTATGATATTATTGGTTCACCGGCAGGTGGGGACTTCTCACAGGACGCATGGGGAGTTCAAATGGATTTGGGTCTAACTGACGATAATCCGATTTCTGCATTTATCTTTGTTCACGCCAAGAATACTGTTCTATTTAAGGACGGACAGATACAGGTTGTCTCGTAAATTTAAAATCTATACTTTAATTTTTAAAACTTTTTTTAATAATTTTTATATATTAAGTTATATAAAAATGAGTATGTCTATCCCCCCAATGCTTCAACCTGGTATGATTAGTTCGAACCCTGAACAGCGTATTGATACTGATATTCTTGAACCGGTAATTTTCACCGAAAGTTTTATCAGATATGAATTACAGAATAAAGGTCTATTAAATCCTCAATCTCGTATTACATTTTCTTTAAATGGACATGGAGATCACGATAGTTTTTATCCATTAGGAGTTGGTGTAGGTTCTGTTATTGATAGAGCAACATTAAAAATTGGTGGTAAAACCATTTGTGAAATTCAGGATTTTAACTTTTATCAAGCATACAAGTCAATGTTTATTGACCAGTCGGTAATTAAAGAAAGAGAGCAGTTTAATTCAGGACGGTGTATGAGCAATGCTGTTGTATACAATAAGGATAATGTTGTATCTGAAAAAGTGTCAATTGATAACGGTAAGGAGTTTGTAATGAATGCAACCGATACCAATAGTGAATTAAGAACTCATACCTTTCAGCGACTACCAAAACAACCGGTATTCTCCATTACTCTTGACGATTTATTCCCTGCAATTCGTGGTATCCAGTTACCCCTCTTTATGCTACGGAGCGACCAGGCAGTACAACTTGAATTGACCCTTTCAAATAGTGTTGGTGAACGAGCGTCTCTATCGTCCGGCGGTGATAATGGTGGACATTCCTTCACCCTTGACCAAACTGAATGCCGTATGATTGCTGATTACACATTCCTTGACGGTGAAGAAATGAATGAATTTGCTCGTGCTAATAGTGATTTTTCATTTATGTTCCTTGAACCTCGTCTAACCAAGACGACCCTTGCTGACCAAGCGGCGGCACAGAACCAAGTAAGAAATGTTGGAGGTGCTGGACGGTTAGTATCCAAAATGTTTGTAGGTGTATCTTCTGATAAAATGAGTGTTCATTTTAGTGCGTCCGCAACCGGAGACCAAAAGACCCTATTAAATAAATATCGTGCAGTTGCCTGTGAGTTAACTGGTACTCGTACCGGAGGTGATTTGAGTTATGGTAAACTTGTATCTAATGTTAAAAAGAACGACGAGTTCTTATACCCACTTGACAGACAGAACTCTGCCCTCCATTTTCACGGAGTTGCTGATACAGAAGGTGCTCCTCCTCATGTCACTCGTGCTGAATATGCGAGAGGTGGGGATAGTTTAGTTGCTCGTAAATTTGAGGGATACCCAATGAATGGTGCGAATGAATTGACTGGTCAGTTCTTCTACAATGCTTATCGTATGAATGACGGCGAACGAGTTGATAGTCGTGGTCTCGAACTACACCACAAATATCAGAACCTTGCCGCTGCCGAGGCACCCTACACTTCTCGCTGCTGGATTGAGGTTCAGAAGGTAATGAGAATGAAGGACGGAGTTGTTGATTGCTATTACGCCTAAATAAAGAGTGTCCCCAATGTCCTCAATGTCCTCAAAAAAATATTAAATATTTACGATTTTCAAAAATACAAAAAGGAGGCAGAGGTACTCCACGATATTCTAAATTCACAATTATTTAATTTATTTTTGAGGACTTTGAGGACTTTGAGGTCAATTAATATATTTTTAATATTTCATATATATATAATGAGTATATATGTGAAATCAGAGAATAAAGGTAAAAAAAGAAGTGATACTCCCACACCATATTGTATCTGTGAATTTCTCCATAAGATATTATCGAATAATTATAATCCAAAGATTATTCTTGATCCATGTTGTGGTGATAAGAGATTAACAAAAGATTTTGATTGTAAAGTAATTAATTATGAAATTAAAGAAGGTACTGATTTTTTGAAAGAAGAAAATAAAATTGAATGTGATATGGTAATCATGAACCCACCATTTAATATTGGATATGGACGCAAACTTGCTGTTGAAGTATTTATGGATAAAGTATTGCAATTATGTGATAATAATATACCAATTATAATGATATGTCCAATGGGATTTAGATTAAATCAAAGAATTAAATCAAAAAGGTGGAGAAATATGAGAGATAATTATCCTAAAATTTCGTCAATAATATCTTTACCATTAGATATATTTGAAGATACACTATATCATTGCGAAATATTATGTTTTAATTGTGATAAATTAGACCCTCATTATTTTTTAGATAATATTCAAGTTTAAAAATAAAATCTTTTATTATATATATAATATAAATGACAAGTAAAGAAAATCTAATTGAAACCATTAAGAAATCAAGACCGAATGTTAAAGAGACAACTGTTAAAATGTATGTATCTAACCTTATGAAATTAATGAAATTATTTGATAAGGACGATTTAAAATTCTTAAAAGATATTGAGAAAATAAAAGATAAATTAAGTGAATTACATTATACAACTCAAAGAAATTATTATAATTCAATTATTGTATATTTAATGTCTATATCAGATAAACCTGACGAAGATAAAACAATTAAAGAATATAATTCTATAAGAGACGATTTAAATAAGAAGTATGAAGAAGAACAGGCAACTGGTACTATCAGTGATAAACAAAAAGCAAATTTCGTTGACATATCAGAGGTCAATAAAATGATTGAAAAAATGGGCGAAGAAATTAAAGAAAAAAAGATAAAGAAAAAAGAAGATTTAACGGCAAAAGATAAAGCATTATTGCAAGTATATATTATTTATAATATTTATACAAGAATACCGTTGAGAAATGATATCAGCGAAATGGAGGTAATAAATAAAAGATTATATAATAAGTTATCTGAAAGTGAAAAGAAAGAAAAGAATTATTTAGTGATTAATAAGAACTCAATGTTTTTTGTTTTAAACAAATTTAAGACAAGTTCAAAATATGAGGAGTTAAAGATTGATATACCAAAGGATCTTGAAAAATTATTAAGAATATATATCAGAATAAATGGTATGGGTGTACTATTTAAATCGAGCACAGGTAAACCTCTATCAAGAAATGCTTTAAGTCAATTATTGATAAAGACAAGTAAAAAATATATGGGTAAATCCATTTCAACAACTATGTTGAGAAAGATATATTTATCGAGTAAATACTCAAAGGTAAAAGAAGAAATGGAGAAGGACGCAGAGGTAATGGGTCATTCAGTTGGTATGCAACAGGCAGTATATGTGAAGAAACCCCAAGAAGAAAAAGAAGAGGATTAATCGCACCACATATTAATTTCATTTTCAGGTTCGTCAATGAGACATTCAATAATACCAATACCTTCATTATCCATAAATTCACGAAGGTCTTTAATGCTATTAACTTGTTCTCGATATTTTTTGAGAATATCCTCACCGAATGAATGAATGATACGGTCTTCACATTCAAACAAGTCGGCACAGCAATATAGGTCAACTGCTTTATTAAAACTCTTTACAAAATTATTATAATCCTTTTTATATTTATCATTTTTCATTTCTTCTCTCCTGACATTCATAATCATTTGCATTATATCATTTGGGAGATAATTAACTGTATTCATTTCTATACTTGATTATATATATTAATATTCTTTTAAATGGGTTCAGGTTTATTTTATCCGTTTATTTACTAAAATTAAAATCTTGCTTTATGTTATAAATGGTTTGGAATTTAGTTGAGGATTTAGAATGGGGACATTTTAATGAAAAGAAAGTTTTAAAGTGGTTGAATGAAAATGAATATTCTGACGATATATTTAAGTTATATAAGAATGAAAAGAAACAAGTTGATTTTAAGAATACTAAAATAATTGGTGAATTAAAATCAAGGACAAATAATTATTCAAGATATCCAACAACATTTTTCGGATATAATAAGATAAAATATTTATTAGGTAAAGAAGGAGAAAATAGAGATTTTAAATTTTACT